ACCAAAACCCCTGCGTATCATGGCAGAAGAAACTGCAACCCCTACCACACGAGAATTCCTGCTGCCGTCAGGCAAGAAAGCCACCATCGCTCCCTTTAAGGGCAAGCACGTGAAGCAGGCACAGAAGATGGCGGGAGACGATCCATCCAATTACATCTGGTGCATCATGGCTCTCACCGTCACAATCGAAGGCGAAGGACTTACGCCGGAAGACTTCGATGAAATGGACGGCCAAAACGTGATGAAACTCATGACGGAGTTTGGCGAGGGTTTTCTGTCCGCGCAGAATCCATAGCATTCTGCGCACACTTCTACGGTGGCACTCCGATGGAGTGGGAAGAACACTTGGCCAAGGACATCGCGTATTGGTTCAAGGAAGCGGTGAAGCTTCACAGGCAGCTCAATAAACCACCCGACGAATAATGGAAAAGTTTCTCAAAATAGCAGTCATCTTAGGCGCGGTTGACCGGGCCAGCTCTGTTATTGAGAACGCCGTGCGTAAGGGCAACCGCGCGCTCGGAGACATGGGCAAGTCCGCCAGGATATCGGAGGCTCTGGTCACTGCTGGGCAACGGGCAACGGTTGCCGGAGCGGCCATCACCGGAGCGATGGGGCTGGCGGTTGCTGCAGCTGAGGAATCGGCAACGGCAAACGCCCGCCTCGATCAGGTGTTCCGTTCCATGGGTGAGACTACTGGCGAGGCTGCCCGTAAAGCCTCGGAATTTGCCTCTACCCTCTCCATGCAGATCGCTGTTGAGGACGAGCTCATTCTCCTCACGCAGGCGAAGCTTGCCACATTCAAACAGGTGTCCAGCGAGACAGCGCGGATGAATGGAGTGTTCGACCGGGCGACCAAGGCTGCGTTCGATTTGGCCGCGGCAGGCTTCGGTGAAGCCAGCCAGAATGCCGTGCAGCTCGGTAAGGCACTGCAGGATCCCATCAAAGGCATCGCCTCCCTGGCCCGCTCCGGTGTGACCTTCACTGAATCGGAGAAGGAGAAGATCAAAGCACTCACCGAATCCGGAAGGATCCTCGAGGCGCAGAACGTCATCCTTGCCGCCGTTGAGCAACAGGTCGGAGGCGTGGCCGCTGCCACTGCCAACGACTCAGCGAAGATGGCTGTGGCGTTTGGTGAGGTTCAGGAGTCGATAGGCAAGGCTCTGCTGCCAGCGCTCGCCTCGCTGGCTCGTTGGCTTCAGGAGGTAGTCCCGAAGATCCAAGCGTTCATCGAGAACAATCAGTGGCTTGTGAAGGGCATTGCCGCCTTGGGTGTGGCGCTCACTATCCTTGGCCCAATCCTCATGGTTGCGTCTTCGGCGGTCACCGTATTCAGCGCAGCCCTGTGGGCCAACCCAATTACGTGGATCGTGGCCGCAATCATCGCGGCTATCGCGGCTATCGCCTACATGGTGGTCAAGTGGCGAACGCTGACCAAGGCATTTCAGGATTCGCACCCGGTCATTAAGGTGCTCCTCACTCCGATCATTGCCCTGTTCATGCCGCTGATCGCTATCGCGTTCGCTATCCGCAAGATCATCGACAATTGGTCGCGGATTAAGGCATTTTTTCAGACGACGTGGGACAGCGTTCGGACAATATTCAACAATGCCTGGACGTGGATTAAGGACTTCTTCCTGAACTTCCACCCGCTTGGACTCATCTACAAACACTGGGATAAAATCACCGCGTTCTTCTCCCGCCTGTGGCAGGGCGTTACGCGGGTGTTCAATAATGTTCTGGACTTCGTGGTGAACCTGCATGTGAAGTTCTACGAGGCAGGAAAGAACATCGTCAACGCGATCTGGGAGGGCATCAAAGAGATGTCCATGAAGCCCGTGAAGGCGATTGAGAATATGGCCACGAAGATGCGGGAGTACTTACCGTTCTCACCGGCGAAGGTTGGACCGCTCCGCGACATTCACCGCATTCGCCTGGTTGAGACCATCGCGGAGTCCGTGAAGCCCGCAGCTCTTATGACGCGGATGAATTCGGTCATGGGGCAGGTGCGGCAGACGCTGAACGTGAACTCTGGCGGAGGCCTCAGCGCTGCGATGATTCCGGCAATGGGCGGAGGAGGTGGACCGGTCATCAACTTCAACCCGCAGGTGACCATCAACGGTGGTGGTCCGGAATCTGAACGGAACTTCCGCGGGATCCTGACTGAATTCAAAGACGAGCTCATGCGGATGATCCGCGACGAGCAGTCCAGAACCAACCGTCGTTCACTCGGATAAACTATCTTCGCATCATGTACGCACAGCTCGGTGACATCACATTCGACGGCATCCTAACACCGGAGTCACAGGAGCATAACCGTTCGGTCAACTACGCGGAGCACCCTCTGATCGACGGCAAGCCACGCCTTCAGCGCGTTGGCGATGGTCTCGATGAGATTAAAATCACGATGCACCTGCACCGGTTGTTCTGCACTCCGGAGGAGGAGGTGCTGAAGCTGACCAACCACATGGTTGCCGGAACGCCACTACGCTATGTGACAGGAGCAGGATCCTTCGTTGGTCAGTTCGTCATCATCAATACCAAGCAGGTTCACGCACAGCAAGGTCCAACCGGTCGCGTCGTTGAGACCTCGCTCGAGGTGACGTTGAAGGAGGCATTCGAGGAAACGGACGAGTCCGTACTGGCCAAGGACGCCATCACCCGCGGATTTGCTCAACAAAAGAACAGCCCTGCGGTTGGCATCGAGCGCATTACCCCGATCGCGCCCACTACTTTAGCGTCTCAGGGCGTGACCGGCGGACTGGCGAATAACCAGACCGCGGGGCTTCAACTTCAGCAGGCTCAGGTGAACACCAACCAACAAACGGTCAGGATGCGCGGGGTTGCCGACAGCGCCAGGCGCATGCGCGATAGCTTTGTGTCTGCGATCAATTGGGTGAACACCACGTCCGGGGAGGTGTACGACCAGACCCGTAACCTTGAATCTGCATTGGTGAACACGCTCGGCACTATCGCCAATTTCCGCGAGGCGGCAGAGGCCAACAACATCCTCGATGCGCTCGACGCGTTCGACGCACTGCAGCCGCTCATGTTCAACGTGCGCAGGGAATCGGAGATCCTTGCCGCCTATAACGCTTCACGTATCCCGATCAATGGCTAAGTTTACCACATACACCACCAAGCCGGGCGACCGGTGGGATAACATCGCGTTCGCGGCATACGGTAATGCTGATCTGCTCGGTGAGATTATCCGGGCCAATCGCTTCATTCCAATATCGGCAGAGATACCTTCGGGCATCGAGCTGAATATTCCGGTTAAGGAGCAGCCGGAAGCGGACAGGAGCCTGCTCCCGCCATGGAGGAGGTAACATGCCGCGCACTCCATTCTTCAAAGTCACATACAACGGCACGGACATCACTGCGGACATCAGCCGCTACCTGCTTCGGCTTACGGTTGCCGATAAGGCACAGGGCGAATCCGACGAAATCAACATCGAGCTCGAGGACACCGAAGCCCTGTGGCGTGGTCCATGGTACCCGTCGAAGGGCGACAAGCTGACGGTGGAGCTTGGCTACACCGACTTGGCATTCTCCTTCGGCACGTTCGAAATTGACGAGGTGGAGTTCAAAGGTCCACCGGACACGGTGTCGATCAAAGGGCTGGCCGCGTCGATCAGTCAGAAGCTCCGGACGAAGAAGTCCTCCGCGCACGAGGGCAAGACCCTGAAGCAGATCGCGGAGAAGGTGGCTGAAGCCAATGGTCTCACCGTTCAGGGAGAGATTGAGCAGATCACCATAGGCCGTGTGACGCAGGACAGGGAAACCGACCTCGGGTTTCTTCGTCGGCTGGCCGCGGAGTATGGGTACATCTTCAACGTCCGCGACACCAACCTCATCTTCACGTCCGTCTACGACATCGAGAAGATCAGCTCGGTGGACATGATCACCCGCCAGGGATGCCTATCGTACTCACTGAAAGACACGAGCTCCGACACTTTCAGCGAGGCGAACGTCAGCTACTTCGACCCAGAGACGGGTGAGAACGTGCAGTTCCAGATGACCGCGCCATCTTTCGAGCAGGCTGCGGGATACGCCTTCGGAGCGGGCAGCGTGGAGGAGCGGGTTCAGCAGGTCATCGGCAACACGGTGGTCGAACAGACGGTGCTCGAGTTCCTCTCCAAGAAAACGGGTAAGCCGAAAGCCGACATCCTCGAGCTCCGGGCTAAGGCGGAAAACAAGGGGCAGGCCGAAGCGCAGGCCAAGGCCGCGCTGCATAAGGCCAACAGCCGACAGGTGACCGGCTCGATCACACTTCCGGGCGACCCTCGCCTAATGAGCGGCAACAACTTCGACCTGCGTGGATTCGCAGGCCTCGACGGAAAGTTCAATATTGAGAGCGCAGAGCATCGTCTCGATCGCTCTGGTGGTTATGTTTGTAGCATCGAAATCAAGAAGGTCGGATGAAGCTGCGCTACGGTGTCATATCAAACGTCGACTACTCGAAGGGACTGGCCAAGGTCAAATTCGAGGAGGATGGCATTGTGTCCGGGTGGCTCTCCCTTGTGGTGCCAGGATCCAAGGACACGAAGTTCAGCTTCCCGCTTGCGATCAATGAGCAAGTGGCCGTGGCCATGGACGAACACCTCGAGCGCGGCGTCATCCTCGGAGCCTTCTACCACAGGGGCAAGCAGCCTGCGATCACGGGCGGCAAGTTCGGCGTGGAGTTTCCGGGCGGCAACCGGGTGGAGTTCGACCCCGGCTCCAACAAGCTGACCATCGTGGCGAGCGGTGACGTGGAGATTACCGGCGACGTGAAGATCACCGGCGACCTTACCACCACCGGTAAGGTCGAAGCGAACGGCGAAGTGACAGCCAAGAAGACCTCCACTAACGTATCCCTCAGCACGCATATTCACCCGCATCCGCAAGGGCCTACCGGAGCGCCAACACCTGGCACATAACTCATGAGCAGCACACTCGACACCGTAGTTTCGGAAGATTGGCAGTTGTCCATTCAGGAGCCTGACGCTCTGGTACAGGCCGGAGCGGACATCAGTCAGTGCATCGACCTCATTCTCCGGACGACTCCCGGCACAGATCCTCTGCGACCGGAATTCGGCACGCGCTACCTCGACCATATCGACAAGCCCACGCCGATTGCTGCGCCTCGCATCGTGACCGAAATATTCACGGCAATTCAGCGATGGGAGAAGCGCGTCACGGTAGAAAGAGTTACCTACCGAATCGAAGGGGAGAGAATACTCTATCAGGTCAACTGGACCTCGAAGTATGGGCAGGGAATAAACATCTTACCTTTGTGAAATGGCAGCACCGCAGTTCGTGGATACCAACGTCACGCAGATCACCACCGACATTCTCTCTCGCTTCGAGGGGTTGACTGGTCGCGTGTTGCAGCCAGCTCACGTAGAGCGGCTAATCCTCAACGTGCTGGCTTACCGGGAATCCCTTGTTCGGGAATCCATTCAGTACTCAGCCACGCAGAACCTTGTGTCCTTCGCGGATGGCTTGGCGCTCGACTACCTCGGGGAGCTTGTGGGCGTTATCCGCCTTGCAGCTTCGCCCGCCACCTGCACGCTTCAGTTCACGCTGGTCAATGGCCACGGTGGCTCAATCGTGCCCGCGGGTACGCGCGTAGCGTCCAATGACGGCAGGGCTGTTTTCCTCACACTCGAGGACCTTGTGGTGCTTGCGGAGAACACGACCGGTCAGGTGCTTGCAGAGTGCACCACGGTTGGCACGGTGGGGAATGGCTACGTTGCCGGTCAGGTTAGCTCTCTGCTTGACCCGCTCGGATATGTGTCCGCGGTGGCCAACATTGCGGAGACGGATGGCGGCAATCCTCAGGAGACGGACGATCAGCTGCGGGAGCGCATCAAGCTTGCGCCTGGTCAGTTCTCCAACGCTGGTAGCCGTGAGGCTTATCAGTTCTTCAGCCGGTCAGCCAACCCGTCGATCATCGACGTGGCTGTGGAGTCGGTGGATCCCGGCACCGTGCAAATATACCCGCTCATGGTCGACGGCAACACCACTCCCACGGAGGTTCTCGATCAGGTTTACGCCGCCTGCAATGACGAGCGCGTGCGGCCACTCACGGACTTGGTGACGGTCTTCAGCCCTACGCCGATTGAATATGAGCTCGATATCGAGCTTGTGCTTTACGATTGGGCCGACGAGACGGACACGTTGGCTGCGGCAACTGACGCAGTGAACGCGCTCATTCTTGCCAAGCGTCAGCGGCTTGGTCAGGACGTTCCGGCCAGCC